GCGATTGTCAGCGTCATCGCCACGGCAGCAAGCGGCAACAACTGGGGCCTCAACGAGGTGCAGTCCAACGCCAACGCAGCCGTCACGGGCGTTGTCGGCACGATGCACATCCTCGACATTGGACCCTTCACTGCGGATCGAGACTTCACACTGCCCGCCACGTGCGCCGTGGGCGACCGAGTCGGTGTGTTCATCAAGACGGGCGATCCCGACTACGAACTTCTGCTGAAGCCTGCCTCCGGCGACACCATCAACGGCGGGTCTCCCGGTGCGGAATGGTCGCGGTTGTTCATCAGCAACGAGTGTGTGATTTTCCGGTGCATTACGGCAAATGCCGACTGGATTGTGGAGTATGACGGGCGGATACCGTGCCAAATGTCTTTTGACTTGAGCACAAACGAATCTGGCACAAAAAACGGTGGGACGTACTACGCGCCAACATCAGTAAATGGCGTTTGGACGGTGGTCAAAAATATCGGCGATTGCGGCGATTCTTCAACGTCTCGGTTCAATGTGCGTCGAGACGGATCGTATTTGTTCACTGCTTCTTGGGGATCAACAAGCTCACCCGCAGATCAGACGGTCAATGCAATAAGGTTTTTTGACGGCACTGCATTGTACGGTGGCTGGCTATACGGTCAGGGGGTTGCTGGCTCAATACAAATGGCAACGGCGCACGCGGATTTCCTTACGGCTGGCAAATACATCGAAATGCAGACGAGGTCTGGAGCAGCCAGCGCGTATGCATCGAACACTACGACGTGGTTTTCAGCGGTGGAGATTCTGTGATGAATCTGTACTCCACTTTGAAGGCTATGGGGTTTGTGCTGGACGTCGATTTCGTTCTGGCGGCAAACGCCGACGGCACCACCAGCATCACATGGCTCTCCAGCAAACCCCGCCCCACCGACGCCCAGATCGCCGCCGCCGCGCTGCCCGCAGCCAAAGCCGCGAAAAAGCGCGAGATCAAAGAGGCCGCGCGCGCCCACATTCTTAGCCGCTACCCCGAGTGGAAACAGACCAACCTTCTGGCCCGCGCCGTCGAGTTGGTCAGCCTCGGTGCACTGGCCGGATCGGAGTGGAGCCAGATGCAGGCGGGCTGGGCGTGGATTCAAGCAACTCGCGCCCGCTCCGACCTGCTGGAAACCGATGTGGACAACTGCACCACCGTCGAGGCGGTTGAGCAACTGACCATCGGTGGGTGGCCTGAGTGACATGGGCGGCAGCGCCGTGGGCTGAACTGCCGTGGGCGGGCTTGCCTGCTGCTGGCGCTGCTACGCAGACGCTCACGCCTGACCGCTACGACAATGCTCAGTCGTTCTACTCGCCGACCGTCATCACGACATACGCGCTCACGCCGGGGCGCTATGACAACACCAGCACGTTCTATTCGCCGACGGTCACGGCTGGTGCCGTCACCCTGCTGCCAGGGCGTTACGACAACGCCAGCACGTTCTACAGTCCGACGGTCACCAGCGGCGCATTCGTCCTGCTGCCGGACCGTTACGACAACGCGCAGACGTTCTACAGCCCGACTGTCACCGCTGGCACCGTCACACTCACGCCAGCGCGGTATGACAACGCTCAGACCTTCTATACGCCGACCGTTTCCCTGGCATCGCAGGTACTGCTGCCGAACCGGTTCGACAACGTCAATACCTTCTACGCGCCATCCCTGGCTGTCGTCACCCTGTACAAGCTCAAGTACTGGGACGGCAGCGCGTGGCAGATCCTGAAGAAGAACCCACTGTTCTGAGGTCACCATGCCGCTACAAAAGGCTCACGGCGCTCCCTGGCTGTACGACAACGGCACGGGAGACCTTGTCGGCGTCAAAGACCCGGACAGGTCGGAGTTTTACTGGCAACGCATGCCGCACCTGGGCTGCTTCTTCTCGACGCAGAATCAGGTCGATGGCGGCAGCGCAGTCGCGATGACGTTCAATACCACGGCATTGTCGCGCGGCATCACCCTGGTGGACTCCTCGAAGATCTACGTCTCGCGCACTGCGATCTACGAGTTTCAGCTCTCGATTCACATCCACAACGACGATGTGCAAGCGCACCTGTTCGAACTGTGGGGCAAAAAGAACAACTCCGACATCGAGAACAGTCGCTTTATTTATTCGGTCCCGTCGAGTCACGGCGGCAATCCCGGTTCGCTGATCCCGTCGCAGAATTTCTGGCTGTCATTGGAGGCCGGAGACTACGTGCAGATCTACTGGCTGGCCGGCGATGCCGATGTGACGATTGCCTACCACCCGGTCGAGGGTGGCAAGCCGGTAGCTCCGTCATTGCTGCTGACCGTCAAGGAGATCTCGGCCGACTGGCCGACATAGGTGCCCGTGACGGGAATCGACGCGAATAGACTGCCAGCATGACGAAGGAGTTTGATCCGACAGATCTGCGGGCGATTGACCGGGCGAAGACTGACCGAGAGGTCAAAGACCGTCTGGCCAGGGAAACCGAGGAAGCGGATCTCAAGTGGCTCATGAGCAACAAGCGGGGGCGCAGGGTCATCTGGCGTCTCCTGGATCACAGCGGCGTGTTCCGCCTGTCGTTCAATACCAACGCAATGCAGATGGCATTCGCGGAGGGAAACAGGAACTACGGGAATCGCACACTGGCCATGATCCACACGCTGTGCCCTGAGCAGTATCCGACGATGGTCAAGGAGAATTCGAGCAATGAGCGAAACGATGATGACTGACAGCGCTGCCAATACCAGCACCAGCGCCGATGCATCGCCCGCCTCGGACAGCCCGACAGATGTAGCGCAGGCGCTGTACGGGGAAAAGCAGCAGCAACAGGCTGACCAGCAGCAGGACCAGTCACAGACGACTGATGCAGATTCTGGAGACCAGGAAGCGCCGGAGGGCGCGCCTGACAAGTACGAGTTCGTGGCACCCGAAGGCAAGGAGTTCGACGCCGAGGTGATCACCGTCTTCTCGGAAGTCGCAAAGGAACTGAACCTGCCACAGAAGGCCGCGCAACAGATCCTCGACAAGGTCGCTCCGGCTATCGAAGCCAGACAGGTCGAGCAGGTGCAGGCGCTCCGTCAGGAATGGGCGGACACCTCGAAGGTGGACAAGGAGTTCGGTGGCGACAAGCTCGCCGAGAATCTCTCCGTCGCCAAGAAGGCACTGGATCAATTCGGTAATCCCGAACTGCGCGAGTTGCTGGAGATGTCTGGCCTGGGCAATCACCCGGAAGTCATCCGGTTCATGTTCAAGGCTGGGCAAGCCATCAGCGAAGACCGATACGTCGGGCAATCCGGCGGTGGCAAAACGCCGCCTAAGGACTTCAACTCGATGGCATCGGCGCTGTACGCAAACCAACCCAATTGAGGATCTGAAACATGGCAACTCTGAGCACCAGCAACCTGACGCTTGCCGACTGGGCAAAGCGCACCGATCCCGATGGCCGCATCCCGGTCATCGCGGAACTCCTGTCGCAATCCAACGAAGTGCTGGATGACTGCGTCTTCAAGGAAGGCAACCTGCCGACCGGCGACCGCGTCGTGGTCCGCACCGGTCTGCCCGCCGTCTACTGGCGCGCGCTGAACCAAGGTATCCCGTCCAGCAAGAGCACGACTGCCCAGGTCGATGAAGGCTGCGGCATCCTCGAGGCGCGCTCCGAGGTGGACAAGGATCTGGCCATGCTGAACGGCAACACCGCTCAGTTCCGCTTGTCCGAGGACACGGCGTTTCTGGAAGCCATGAACCAGACCATGGCTACGACGCTGTTCTACGGCAACCCTTCGACCGACCCGAAACAATTCCTCGGTCTGGCGCCGCGTTACAGCGACATCGGCGCTGGCTCCCCGAACAACAGCCAGAACATCCTCGATGCTGGCGGCACGGGTTCGGACAACACCAGCATCTTCCTGGTGGTCTGGGGCGACCAGACGGTTTACTGCCCGTTCCCGAAGGGCAGCAAGGCCGGTCTGATGCACGAGGATCTCGGCGAGCAGACGGTGTACAACAGCGACGGCACCCGCCTGCAGGCGTTCGCTACCCGCTATCAGTGGAAATCTGGTCTCGTGGTCAAGGACTGGCGCTACGTCGTTCGCATCGCCAACATCGATGTGTCCGACCTGATCGGCCAGACTGGTACGCAGGAAGCGACCGATGCGACCAACATCATCAAGCTGATGGCGAGGTCTGTGTATCGCATCCCGAACATGTCCGTCGGCCGCGCGGCGTTCTACATGAATCGCACCGTGCATTCCGGTCTTGCCATTGCCGCCCTGGACAAGAGCCAGAACGTGCTCAACATCAATCAGGGCCTGTCGCAGTTCGGCACCCCGCAGAGCTACCTGAGTTTCCTGGGCGTTCCCATCCGCCGCGTCGATGCTCTGGTCAACACTGAAACCCGCGTCCAATAACGCCGGCACTGAAAGGAAACCATCATGATTACTGATGCACTGCTTCGAGTTTCTGCCGATCAGGCAGTCACGGCGACCGCCGTTTCGACTGACAAGATCGACCTGTCGGTGGCCCGCGACATCGGCGAAGGACACCCGCTGTATTTCGTGTTCACGGTCACTGAGACGTTCCTGACGCTGACCTCTCTGACGTTCGAGGTTGTGACGGATGACAATGCGTCTCTGTCGTCGCCGGCCGTCATTGGTGACACCGGCGCAATTACTCTGGCATCCGGCAATCTAGCTGCGGGCAAGCAACACATCGTTGTCATCCCGCCTCAGATCGCCAGCCTGGGCGAGCGCTATCTCGGCGCGCGATACACCGTCGGTGGCAGCAACGCGACCGCCGGCAAGGTCACGGCCGACATCGTTCTGGATATCCAGGATGGCCGCAAGTTCTACGCTTCTGGCTTCTCGGTGACCTGATAAGGAGGTGATCCAATGAAGGTCCGCGCCCGTACAGTCGTGTTCGTCGGAAACGCGCTGAGACAGGAAGGCGATGTCTTCGATTACGATGGTCCTGACAATCGCCATCTCGAACCACTGGAGCAGCCGGTTGAAGTCGAGCCGGAGCTGGTGGCCGAGCCGGTGGTGCAGCAGGGTCCGGTAGTGGCCGAAGAAGCGCCTGCCAAGTGGCGTCCGAAGCGATTCCGTGCTGGTGCGAACTGACATCTGTTGGTGATCGACGGGGGCTGTCGGGTGACCGATGGCCCCTTTTTGCATGAGGGGGAGGCATGGCCAGCATCGTAGACATCTGCAACCTCGCACTGAGTCACCTGGGCGACGATGCGACCGTGTCGAGTATCAGCCCGCCGGAAGGGTCCGCGCAGGCCGAGCACTGCGCCCGGTTCTATCCGATAGCGCGCAACACCCTGCTCGAAATGCATCAGTGGAACTTCGCCAGCAAACGCGCCACCCTGGCGCAAGTCGCGAATCCCTGGCCCGAATGGGAATACGCCTACGCGCTGCCTGCCGATTGTCTGGTCGCGCTGTCGGTCATGCCGCCGGATGCGCAGGATGACTACGCCACTAGGGTCGTGCCGACAGACTCGCCGCTCTGGGCGCACAACTACAGCCCGGTCGTTGCGGCCGGTCGCTATGTGCCGCAGCCGTACAGCATCGAGATGGACGCCGCCGGCAATGAGATCCTGCTGACGAACCAGGAGAACGCGCACCTGCGCTATTCCTACATCGTCACGGACACGACCAAGTTCTCGCCGCTGTTCATCATCGCGCTGTCGCACCTGCTGGCTAGCTATCTTGCCGGACCGGTCCTGAAAGGCGATGCCGGCATCCAGATCAGCCGGCAGCAGATGGCCACCGCAATGGGCTACCTTGCGCAGGCGCGCATGTCTGACGCCAATCAGCGCAAGATCAACGTCGAGCACATCGTTCCGTTCATCGCAGGACGTTGATATGGCAAACGTCCGCACCTTCCAGCGCAGCTTTGCCGGCGGTGAAGTCAGCCCGGAGATGTTCGGGCGCATCGATGATGTGCGCTTTCAGACCGGCGCCGCGTTGCTGCGCAACTTCATCGCGACACCGCAGGGACCGGCCAGGAATCGTCCTGGCTTCTCGTTCGTGCGCGAGGTCAAGGATTCAACCAAGCGAACGCGCCTGATCCCGTTCACGTTTTCGACCACGCAGACCATGGTCCTTGAGGTCGGCGACGGTTACATAAGATTCCATACGCAAGGCGCGACATTGCTTGCCGGAACGCCTGCGGCATACAACAACGCGACCAGCTATCTGATCGGTGACCTTGTGAGCAGCGGTGGCGTCAACTACTACTGCATTGCGAACACGACCGGCAACGCGCCGCCGAACGTCACCTATTGGTACCCGCTGCCGTCCGCCGCCTACGAGATTCCGACGCCGTATCTGGAAGCCGACCTGTTTGATATCCACTACGTGCAAAGCGCCGACATCCTCACTCTGGTGCATCCGAATCATGCACCGCGTGAGCTGCGCCGTCTCGGTGCTACGCGCTGGACACTGACGACCATTCCGTTCGTCCCGGTGCTGCCTGCGCCGACGGGTGTTTCGGTGGCGACGTATATCCCGGCATCGGCAGGGGTCAACGTCGATACCTATCAGACATGGTCGTATGTGGTCACGGCCGTCAGTGCGGATGGCTTCAGCGAAACGGTGCAGTCCGCAGCGGCGACCGGCAGCAACAACCTTTTCGTGACCGGCGCAACCAACACGATTTCCTGGTCCGCCGTATCCGGTGCGAGCCGCTACAACGTGTACAAGCTGCAGGGTGGGCTGTACGGATACATCGGGCAGACGGCTGGCCTGTCCATCGTGGACGACAACATCGCGCCGGACCTCAGCATCACGCCGCGCAACTACGACACGATCTTCGCGAGCGCCGGCAACTATCCGGCAGCGGTGTCGTACTTTGAGCAGCGCCGATGCTTCGCCGGCAGCATCAATGAGCCGCAGACCATCTGGATGACGCGCTCCGGCACCGAGTCGGACATGTCCTATGCGCTGCCGATTGTGGACTCTGACCGCATCAAGTTCCGCGTGGCAGCGCGCGAGGCCAACACGATCCGGCACATCGTTCCGCTGACGCAGCTTCTCCTGCTGACCAGCGCGGCCGAGTGGCGCGTGTCATCGATCAACAGCGACGCCATCACGCCGAGTTCGATCTCCGTGCGGCCGCAGTCCTACGTCGGCGCCAGCAATGTCCAGCCGTCGATCATCAATAACACGATGGTCTACGTCGCATCGCGTGGCGGTCACGTCCGCGAACTCGGCTATTCCTGGCAAGCCAATGGCTTCATCACTGGTGACCTGAGCCTGCGAGCGGCGCATCTGTTCGACACGTTCGACATCCGGGACATGTGCTACAGCAAGGCGCCGGAGCCGCTGCTCTGGTTCGTGTCGAGCAACGGCAAGCTGCTCGGCCTGACGTACATCCCGGAGCAGCAGATCGGGGCGTGGCACCAGCACGATACGGATGGCGTGTTCGAGTCCTGCACGACGGTTGCCGAGGGCAACGAAGACATCCTGTACTGCATCATCCGCCGGGTCATCAACGGCGTGAGCAAGCGCTACGTAGAGCGCATGGCGACACGCGAGGTCACCACCCTGGCGAACAGCTTCTTCGTGGATTCGGGCCTGTCCTACAACGGCACGAATACGGCATCGACGACGGTCACGGTGACGACCGGCACGACGTACCTCCCCGGCCAGGATCTGACGATTACCAGTTCGGCGCCGATCTTCGCGCACCCGGCAACGACCGATGTCGATGATGTGATCGTCCTGACGACCGCTGATGGCCAGCAGTACCGGCTGCGCATCATCAGCACCACCTCGACCAGTGTGGCGACTGCGCGCACGGACAAGGCTTTGCCGACCGCATTGCAGGCGACGGCGACTGCGGTCTGGGCCTGGGCGCGCAAGGACTTTGCGGGCCTTGGCCACCTGGAAGGCAAGACTTTGTCGATCCTGGCGGACGGTGCGGTGCATCCTAAGCGCGTGGTGACCTCGGGGGCCATCACCCTAGAGCGTCCTGCTACCATCGTGCATATCGGCCTGGGGTATGAGTCCGACCTGGAGACCCTGCCGCTGACGCTGCAGATCGAGGGCTTCGGACAAGGGCGTTACAAGAACGTCAACAATGCTTATGTGCGGGTGTTCCAGTCCAGCGGCGTGTTCGTCGGCCCGTCAGCAACGAAACTGGTCGAGGCGAAGATGAGAACCACCGAGCCCTACGGATCGCCGCCGTCGCTGCGCACCGGAGAAATCGAGGTGCTGCTGACTCCGTCCTGGCAGGACTCCGGGCAGGTCTACATCCGGCAGAAGGATCCATTGCCGCTGACGATTGTGTCGCTGACACTCGAAGTCTCGCTCGGCGGGTAAGGAGAAAAGCATGGCGATTGGAGCACCAACAATGCTGGCCGGTGGCGGCGGCGCCGCTAGTGCGCCTGCAGGAGCCGGCGGCTTTGGTGGAATGATGGGCACCATGGCTCCCTGGCTGATGGCAGCAGGCGCCATCCAGGGCGCTATCGGCAGCTACTACAGCGCGAAGTCTCAGCAGTATCAGCTACGGTCCCAGGCGTCGAGCCTGCGGTTCCAGAGCGCGATGTCGGACATCAATGCCAGAGCGGCCGAGTTCGAGGCGCAGTCGCTGTCGCGCGCCGGCCAGCGGCAGATCGGGCTGTACACGCAGCGCGCCGGTCAGATTCGCGGAGCAACTCGCGCATCCCTGGCGGCGCGTGGCGGCGTCCTCGGCGAGGGATCGAATGTCGAGCTGCAGGCCTCGCAAGATCTGGCCAAGGAGATCGATGTCCTGGCGATCAATGCCAACACGGTGCGCGCAGTGGCAGCAGCACGGACGCAGGTCGTCAACCTGCAGAATCAGGCCTTGCTGCAGCGCGTGAGTGCAGAGGGCGCGGAAGGCTCGGCCAGGACGATCAATCCCTACCTCGCTGCATTCGGAAGCCTGCTCGGCAGCGCATCGACGGTGGCGCCTGTGTTCTACCGTGACATGAGCCGTGACAGGCTGATCGCCGCGCAACTTGCACAACGGCCGGGAGGCGGCTGATGGCAACCATCCCAGGAATCCTGCCGACCGTCGAGCCGCAAGGTGCTGGGCAACCCGGCTTCTCTGCGCCGACCATCGCGCCCGTACAGAACTTCGCCGGACAGCAGATGGAGCAGGTCGGGGAAGGCCTGCTGCGCCTCGGCGCTGTCGGGCAGCAGCTATCCATTCGCATCCAGAACGACCTGGACGATGCGCGTAGTAAGGAGATCGACACCCAGTTCGCGAGTGTCATCAGCGATTCCCTGTTCAACCCGGAGACCGGCTACGTTAACCGAGTCGGCAAGGATGCCGTCGATGCCCGCAAGGCGGTGCAGGAGCGCATTGCCAAGGCGCGCCAGGATCTTGAGGGGTCTCTTGAGAACGATGTCCAGAAGTACATCTTCAAGCAGTACGCTGACCGGCGCATGCTCGCGGCCACGCAGGACATCGACCAGCATGCCGTGCGACAGTTGCGGCAGTACAACATCAACGAGTCCGAGAACCGCCGTGACAACCTGATGCAGGATGCCGTCACGCATGCCGACAGGTTCCTGGACCCGGCTGATCAGAACCAGTTCATGTTCTTCAAGAAGGCCATGATCGCCGAGGTCAAGAACCTCGCATCGCTCAATGGCGTTCCTGAGAACTCCGAGCAGTACAAGGCCCTGGAGCGCACCGCTACAACCCGGCTGCATACCATGGCCATCTCGAACTTCATTGCCAACGAGAAGCCCGCCTTGGCGCAGTCGTATCTGAAAACGTACTCAGGTGAGATCGACAAGGCGCAGCTCGATAACATCACTCGCGCGGTCACGCAGGCGAAGACGACGGCCGATGTAAAAGATGAATCGCTGCGGCTGTCGTTGACGATGAAGGGCACACTAGCCGAGCAGACGGCCGCGCTGAATCGCATGTTTACCGACGGCAAGATCACTGCCGATGTGCGCGATGCCACCTTGCAGCGAGTCGAGCATGCCGAGCAAGTGCGCCGCTCACAGCGCGCAGAGTACGAGCGCGGCCTGATCGGGCAGGCGCAGCAGTGGCTGATCAATAACCCGATGCGCCCCTGGACCGACATGCCGACATCATTGCAGGCCGGGCTGCGCAATTCCGGACAACTCGACAACATGCTGTCGTTTGCCAGGAACGGTCGCTACGTCACGCAGCCGGCGGCGTACCAGGAAGTCATGGGCTTGCCGAACGAAAAGCTAGCGCGCATGAGCGAGTCTGAGTTCGTCGCTAAGTATCGCGGGCGCCTGGATGACCAGGATTTGAACACCGGGCTGGCCAAGCTGCGCGCTTCCAAGGGCACTGCCGAACCGAAGCACCTGGAATTGATCAGCAATGCTGACAGGGTAGAACGTGCTGCGGTAAGCCTGAAAATCCTGCCTGCTGCCGGCAAGCCAAGCGGAACGCAGGCCGAGAACTTTGACAAGTTCCGCATGGATGTCATGAACAGGGTGCGCGCCTTTGAGACGACGGTGTTGCAAGGCAAGCGGGCTGCTAATGGTGAGGAATTGCAGAAGATCCTTGACACGGTAGCGCTCGACCGCGCTACGGTGCCGCGCGCCATTCTGTCGGACGTGACGAAGCCCATCTCGCAGATGACGACGGAGGAAATGGCGAAGGCCTACATGACCGTCGATGGCCGGCGCGTTCGGCTGTCGGACATCTCCACGGAACAGCGACGACTGCTACAGGACGCACTGTTGAAGGCCGGCAAGCCAGCCACTGAAGAGAACATCATCCGCTACTGGTTGAAGAGCCAGAGACGCGGCGCAACTGGAGCGTATTGATGGAGAACAATCCCTACACGAAGATGATTGAGCAGGACGTCTCCGGGCGCCTGCCGAATCCCTATGTGGACATCATTCGTCGGGACATGGAGGCCGAAGACGAGCGCTTGATGACAAGCCTCATGGCCGCATCCAAAAGCGATCCGAACAAGGCTGGCGAAGCGCAACGGCTGGCGCGTGAACTCGACCTCCCGCCGGATCTGGCTGAACGCAACCTTGATGAAGTGCGGGCCATCGTTCGGCAGCGGGCCATCGAGCGTCAGAACATGATGACGCTGAGTCCTGTGCTTCGGGCGCAGATGACCGACCCGAACTTCGCGAAGATCGCCCAGGATCAGATCGACAATCTGTCGCTGACCGAAAAGGTGTTCAAAGGCCTGCGCGAGATCCCGAAGGATGCCGAGACGGGCTGGGCCAGTGGGCGACTGCAATCGGAACTCGGTCTGCTTGGTGAGCGCGCCATGCGCGGTGTGGCGACGCCAGACGAGATGAAGCGCATCGGCGCTATCCAGAGCCGTCTGCGGGAACTGCGTGGCACTGGCGGCTTTACAGAGGCATCCACGAAGATCCTTGGGCAGATGTCCTACACGCTGCCTGATGCCGTGCTCTACGGGCAGTCGATGGCCCTGGGTGCCGGTGCCACTGCGCTGATTGCTGGTCAGCTCGGCCCGCAGGTAGCAACGCCGGAGGAAATCTTCACCGTTCCCGGCGCGATGATCACCGGCTTCGGTGCCGGCATGGGTGCGCGCTTTGCTGAGCAGTCGGCCAGGATCGAGGCGGGCCTGCAGTACACGGAGATGATCAACGAGGGCATCGATCCGCAAGTGGCGAAGTACGTCTCAAGCGGCGTCGGTCTGGTCAACGGAACGCTTGAGGTCATCGGGGCCGGGGCTATTGCCGCACCGTTCAAGAGGCTGCTGAGCAAGAGGGTGACTCAGGAAGTTGCCGCTGCGATGACCAAGCCGACCGTGGCCATGGCCGTCAAGGAGTTCGGCAAGAGTTACGCGACCGCCATTGGTGTCGAGGTCGGCACGGAGATTCTGCAGGAAATCGCCGGCATCGCTGGTGACGAGATCGGCCGCGCGTACAGCAAGCCGGAACTGGAATCGAAGCTGACGACCGAGGAAGGGCGCGCCGAGATCGCACAGCGCATCGTCTCCGTGATGGAAGAGGTCACGAAGGGCATGGCCGTCCTGGCGCTTCCCGGTGCTGGCCTCAACTTCCGCAGCGACTACCGGCGGGCGCAGGACGCGAAGAAGCAGACTCAGTTCTTTGTGGAGCTCACCAAGGCAGCGAATGAAAGCGAGGTGCGCAAGCGCAACCCGGACGCCTATCAGGCGTTCATTGCCCAGCAGGCCGACGGCACCGGGGCCGAGAACATCTACATCGATGCCCGACAGTTCAACCAGACACTGCGGCAGGCTGGCGTCACGGATGAGCAACTGGCCCAGGTTCTGCCGGATGTAGCCCCGACGCTCGCGCAGGCAGTGCAGTCTGGTGACGACATCGTCATCCCGACTGCCGACTACGCTGCCAGGATTGCCGGCACGGATCTCGGCAACGCGCTGATGCAGCATGCCCGCATCGACCCGGATGCGATGAGTGCCGCCGAGGCAGTGCAGTTCCAGGTGAACAAGGACCGCATCCTGGCTGACGCCGAGCGTGTGCTGCAAGAGAAGATGACGACGGACGAAGCCTTCGTGCAGTCAGCGAAGACGGTCGAGACGCGTTTCCTTGAACAACTGAAGGTGACCGGGCGCTACACCGACAAGGTCAACCGGGACAACGCCGCATTCGTCCGCGACTTCGTAGTGACGCAGGCGGCGCAACTGAACATGATGCCGGAGGCGTTCTACGACCGATACATGTACCGGGTGCAGGCGTCTGACCAGCCGAGGACGGCGCAGATGTTCGGGCAGGAAGTCGCTCGCGAGGTAGATCGCGACGGCATGCCAATCGCCACGATGGCCGAGGTCGAGGCGGTGGCCGACATCCCGACGGTCGAGAAGGTGCAGGAAGCAATCAACACGGTCGGCGAAGAGGAGTTCTCACGTCGAGTGCAGACCAAGATGCGCAGCCTTGGTGTCGAGATGACGCCGGAGCGCGAGGCCATGGCGACCGAGGCGGTGGCGATCAACATTGTTGCGCTGAATCGGGCGGCGGCTGCGCCTGAGGCCGGCATACTGCGGCAGGGGGCGCCGACTCGACCGCCATCAGAAGTGCTCGCCGATCTGGAAGCCGCCAAGTTCGTGCCGGACAAGGTTGCGCTGGCAATGCTTGGTGACTTCCCAGAATACCTGCGCGGCGTCGTGGAATTCATGGTTGAGCAGCGGCAGAAGCTGGTGACCGGCACACTGACCGTGCGCGATCTTGCCAAGGCGTATTACATCACCATCGCATCGATGGGCGCTGACGCCATCAACGTCGATACGGTCGAGCGCAAGACCGGCATGAAGATCGACCCGATGTTCATTAACGAAGGCAAGGTCCGCCCGGAAGAGGCTGCGGCAGCATGGTTGCTGACACCGGAAGGCAAGCAGGCACTTGATGAACTAGAAGCTGGCACGTTCAACGAAGCACTCTGGGACAAGGGTGCCAATGTGCGCCGCGCATTCGGTGATGATCGATTCGCAACGTTCCGGGCGTTCGATGAAAACGTCAAGGGCATCAACTTCCGTTCGCTTGATACGTTGCTCACTCAGATCAACGAAGCCGGCAAGGCGCAGGATTTCGCGCAACTGGAAAAGCTGGTCGTGCTGTTGCAAGGCATTGGTCGAGGCAAGATTGGCTTCATCAAGCACATGCTCGGCATGGGCGATTCGCCGACCATCGATGCCGTCGAGATCAACTTCTGGATTACGGGCCAGGGCGATATCGGCAACCTGAAGACCAAGCAGGCCAAACTGGCGCGCGAGGTCAAGGCAGCATCAAGCGACCGCCGCGTGAGTGCCGAGTTGTTCAATCGCATCGTTGATCGCTTCGACCGACTGCGGCCAAAGATGCCCGGTGGCAAGGATATCGATCCTGGCGTCTATCAGCACATCATGCATCACTGGTTGTGGGATCGCGCCAAGGGCATTGAGACCACGCATGCCGGCATGTATGAAGCACTGCGTTTCGCGCAACAAGCACGCGGCGGCTTCGACCCATCTCGCCTGACGACTATCCTCAATGAGCAGGCAGACGTCTCGACCTTTTTACATGAGACCGCCCACTTCTTCCTGACCGTCTACGCGGATATGGCCACCATGCCGGAGGCCACCGAGCAGATGCGCCAGGACATGCAGACCATTCTCGACTGGTTCGGCGTCCCGGATCTCGCGACGTTCAATGCCATGTCACTGGATGAGCAGCGGCAGTACCACGAGCAGTTTGCCTACAACTTCGAGCTGTACATGTTCGAGGGCAAGGCCCCGAACGTGAAGCTGCAAGGCATGTTTGACAGGTTTGCTGCCTTCCTGCGCCGCATCTATCGTTCGATCCGTGACGATCTGAATGCGCTCTACCGCGAGGAAAACGGGCGGGACCTGCCAATCTTGACCGGCGAGGTGCGCGGTGTAATGGATCGCATGCTGGCCAGCGAGGACCAGATCAAGCAGGCCGAGGCGGTGCGCAACATGGCGGCGATGTTCCAGACGCAGGAACAGTCAGGCATGGATGACGCCGCCTGGACCGCCTATCAGCAGATGATGCAGGAAGCGCGTGATGCCTCTGTCACCGACCTGACCAAGGCCAGTCTGCGGCAGATGAAATGGCTGCAGAACGCGCGCGGCCGGGTGCTGAAGGAACTGCAGGCGCAGGCGAAGACCGAGCGCGACCGTATCCGCGCTGAAGTCGAGAAGGAGGTCGCTGACGAACCCGTGTATCGGGCGATGCGGTGGCTGCAAAAGGGGGAGGTGACCGACCCTCAGACCGGCGACGAGATCAAGGCCACGGCCGGCTTCCGGCTGAACAAAGCCGCCATCGCCGAGATGTACCCGGAGACCGCGCTATCCAGGCCGGATCTCACGAAGTTGCGTGGCATGACTGCGGCTGATGGCCTGCATCCCGATGTCGTCGCGGAGATGTTCGGCTTCCAGAGCGGCGATCAACTGGTGCGATCGCTGATCGATGCCGGCCCGATGAAAGCTGCCGTCGATGCGCGCACCGATCAGCGCATGCTGGCCGAGAACTCTGAACTGGTGGACCCGGCTGCGATTGAACTTGCCGTCGAGCAGGCACTGCACAACGAGGCCAGGGCGCGATTCGTGGCGGTCGAACTCCGGCACCTCGCCAAAGCGACCGAGCCGGTGCGCGTCATGATTGCCGCCGCCAAGCTGGCAGCGCAGTCGATGCTGGCCGGCAAGAAGGTCGGCGAGATTCGTCCGCGAGATCACAGCATCGCCGAGGGCCGTGCTGCCAAGCGCTCTGTCGATGCCATGAAGGCGGGTCGGTCTGCAGAGGCGCAGGAAGCCAAGCAGGCGCAACTGATCCAGAACCAGTTAGCAGCGGAAGCCACGCGCATCCGGCAGGAGATTGCCAAGCAACTCGACTACATGCGCCGGGTGACGCGGGACTCCAACCGCAAGCGCATGGGCGCCGATGCTGCCGACCAGATCGATGCATTGCTGGCCCGCTTTGAACTGCGCCCCGTGACCCTGCGAGAGGCCGCACAGCGCGCTGATTTAGCGCAGTGGATAGAGTCACAGCGGGAAGCTGGCTACGAGCCTGACATCGCGCCAGAACTGGTCTCGCAGGCCATGCGCGTGGACTACCGGCAACTGACCGTCCAGCAGTTCGGCGACTTAGTCTCGGCCGTCGAGCAAATCGAAGCGCTGGGTCGCAACGAACAGCGCATGATCACGCAGGCCAAGGAGATCGCCTACACGCAGGCGCGTGATGAGATCGTGCTGTCGATAAACGAGAATGCGCGCGGCCGCACCGTGCAGGCGCGTACTGCCAGGACGAACGCAGGGCGGGCGGCGCAAAAGATCAAGGGGTTCTTCTCCGAGCACCTGAAGGCCGCTGCCATTGCTCGCATCCTGGATGGCGGCAAGGACGGCGGGCCGATGTGGACGTACCTCATCTCGACCGCGAACGAGCGCGGCAACAATGAGGTAAAGATGCGGGCGCAGGCTACGCAGGATCTCACGCGCATCATGGCGCCGCTGCTCAAGAACCCTGGCATGTCTGGCAACGGCATGGTCTATCCCAGTGTCGGACGCAACCTCAACGGCGAGAACCGTCTGGTGATCGCGCTGAACTGGGGCAACGAGAGCAACAGGCAGCGCCTGATGGGCGGGGAGGGATGGACTGCGGATCAGATCACGCCAATCCTGCAGACAATGACAGCCGAGGAGCTGCGCGCTGTCCAGGCTATCTGGGATTACTTTGAGACCTATCGCCCGCTTATTGCTGCCAAGGAACGCAGGGTCTACGGCAAAGAACCGCGTTGGATCGATCCGGCACCGTTCGCCATCATGTCTGCTGATGGCCAGACCGTCGAGATGCGTGGTGGCTACTACCCGGTGAAGTACGACCCGATGGCATCCGAGCGCGCCGAGGCGTTCGCGGAAGCCGAGGAAGCGCAGCGCATGTTGCGCGGTGCGTACACCACTGCAACGACCCGGCGGTCGTTTACCAAGGCCCGTGTCGAGGAGGTCGTCGGCAGGCCCCTGCTGTACACGCTCGACGGCCTGTACAACGGTCTGAACGATGTCATCCACGATCTCAACTGGCATGAATGGCTGATCGACGCCAACAAGCTGCTGCGCTCCGCGTCGATTGATGCGGCGATCCGCGAACAGTACGGGCCGGAGTTCAAGCGGCAACTGAAGATGTGGGTCGAGGATGTTGCCGTCGGGGAGCGAGGTGCGAATGGTGCCGGCGAGATGGCACTCGGATGGCTGCGGCAATCTGTCTCTGCCGCCGGCCTGGGCTTCAACGTCATGTCCGCGCTGCAGCAGATCACCGGCTTTTCCAGCAGCATCGTGCGCATTGGATATGCAGCAGTCGGGCGCGGCATCCTGAAGACCATCGGCTCACCGGCCGCTACCTTCAAGATGGTGAACGAGAAGAGCAGCTTCATGCAGGAGCGCAGCCGCACTCAGTTCCGAGAACTGAACGAACTGCGCAACGTCATCCGTGGGCAGAGCAGGGCGGCGCGCATGGTGCAGCTCGGTGCCTACGTCATGATGATGCGCATGCAGCGCATGGTCGATGTGCCGACCTGGGTTGGCGCGTATGAGCAGGCGGTCGCGAACGGTGCCGCCGATGTCCTGGCGGACGGAACCATCGACGACAGCAAGGCCGTCGCCCTGGCGGATCAGACGGTCATCGACTCGCAGGGCAGCGGCATGGTCAAGGATCTGTCGAAGATCGAGCGCGGCGGGCAGGCGATGAAGCTGTTCACCGTGTTCTACAGCTACATGAACACACAGTTCAACCTGCTGGTCACCTCGACCATGACGGCTCGCTCACGGGGCCGGCTGGCATCGGACTACCTCATGCTGCTGGTTGCGCCCGTCGTTCTGTCCCTGGCGATCAAGGACGCGGCGGTGCCGAGTGGTGACGACGAGGACGATCTCGAGAAACTGGCTCGCACCCTGGCGGCAGAGGAACTGTCCTACATGATGGGCATGATGGTTGTCCTGCGGGAGTTCGCCTTCGCCGGCAAGGTTCTGACCGGTGCGGAAGGCGGCGGCCGTGGCTACTCCGGTCCGGCAGGGCTACGCGCCATCTCGGACATCGGCACCCTGGCGACCCAGGCCTCGCAGGGCGAGTTCGACACGGCGTTCCGCAAGGCGGCGATCAACGTGCTCGGGGACTTTACCGGCCTGCCGTCAGCGCAGATCAACCGCACCATCAACGGCATTGATGCCCTCATCGAGGGCGAGACGCAGAACCCTGCTGCCGTCGTCCTGGGATACCAGCCGTGATGGCTGGTGCCCGTAACTATTGCGAGATCATCTAGGATGCAGCAACCTCTGGAGTCGCGTCGATGACGATATCCTCTGCCAATCGAAAGGCTGGCCCGTATGTCGGCAACGGCACCGCCGCGACATTCCCATTCTCGTTCAAGGTCTTTTCGGGCGCCGATCTTGAGGTCGTCCAACTCAATGAGAGCCTGGGCGCCGAGACCATCCTGACCATCACGACCAACTACACGGTCGCGCTCAACCCCGACCAGGACAGCAATCCTGGTGGCTCTGTCACGTTGCTGTCTGGCCCTCTGCCGACCGGGTTCTCGCTGACGCTGACATCCAACCTGGATCTCGTTCAGCCGACCGACATCACTAACCAGGGCGGATTCTTCCCCGAGGTTATCGAGGACTCGCTCGACCGCTCGACCATCCAGGTGCAGCAGCTCGCCGAAGAGCTCGGCCGTACGGTGCGGATCCCGATCAGCTCCACCGCTTCGACCGCGCTGCCGTTCCCGAAGCCGAATGCCGTGCTCGGCTGGAACGTGGCCGGCACTGCGCTGCAGAACGTGGACATGTCCGACATCGGGACGCAGCTCACCTATGGTGACTGGGTCTATCAGACCTGGACGGGCAATGGGACGCAGGCGCAATTCGCCTTGACCGGCAACCCCGGTTCCCTAGCCAACACGGATGTATCGATCAACGGCGTCACGATGATGCCTGCGACTGACTACAGCGTGGCGAGCAGCCTGCTGACGTTCGCTGTGCCGCCGGCCAATGGCGACCAGATCCTGATTCGCTACGGTCGCTCTGCTCTCCAGCAGATGACGACGTATGTCGAGGAGACAGTTACGGCGACTGCTGGCCAGACCGTCTTCACGCTCACCAACACCTATGTCCCCGGCACCAACAGCATCCAGGTGTATGCCAATGGCCTGCGGCTGGTGGCCGGCGTCGATTTCATCGAGAACAGCCCGACGCAAGTCACGCTGACCAGCGGCGCCACACTGGGCGACGAACTGGTGTTCACCATTGGTGCTGCACTCAACCAGGGCACGAGCGGGACACTGGTCTCGTTCACGCCGATTGGCAGCGGCGCAGTCTCGCGCAACGTGCAAGACAAGCTGCGCGAGGTGGTGTCGGTCACCGACTTCGGCGCGGACCCGACCGGGGCCAATGACTCGACCGCTGCCTTTCAGGCTGCAATTGCCGTTAACCCCGTCAAGGTCATCGAGATCCCGCCGGGCACGTACAAGATCGGCTCGCCGATCATCCTGCGCGACGGGCTGACCCTGCGCGGATCTGGCCGCACCTCGACCGTCCTGCAGAAGGGAAACTTTAACGACGCCTGTCTCAAGGGCATCGATGTCGATCAGGTTACGCTTGAGGACTTCGCCATTGTCGGCCCAGGGCAATGGGTCGGCACTGGCAACAAAGGCATCCTGATCGCGGTGTCGGTGCAGGACATCTGCACATCCATCTCGATGTCGCGCATCGACCTGTCCCTGCTGAACGACATCTGCGTTTACGTCGGCTCCGGCGCGTTCTGTACCTACGACAACATCCGCTGCCGCACCTACGGCTACGCCGGCATCTTCATCGACGGCGGTGATGGACACGCGCTGTATGCCTGCACCACGCGAGGCGGCGGCGCTGGTGGTCATGTTGGCTACCTGATCAACAAGAGCAGCGGTGCCTTTGGCCCGACCACCGTCACCATGCTTGGCTGCTACGCCGAGCAGGCGGGCCGTGGTATCTGGTTCAAAGGCGCCATCTCCTGCATCGCTATTGGCTGCGGCGTCGAAGCGGCGATCAACTTCGGCGCGATCCCGAACGGAACGAACTGGACCATCGATGGCGACAGCACCGGCAGCAATGTGACCCTGCTCAACTGCCTGTCACGCAATGACACCATCGGCACGGCAGTCGCGGCCCCGCACGTAGTCGTCAGCGGCAATGCCACGCAGACGCTGATCGATGGCTTCACCGTTCGCAATCATCCGACATTCGCCCCCCCGACCTGGGAACTGGATGTCACTGCCGGCGTCAACGTCGCCCTCGGCCGCAACGATTTCAATCCGGCCAGGATCAACATCGGTGCCAGCCCAATCAGGTACACGCGCGGCACGATTCGGTATGAGTCGGCCGTGCAAGCGGTGCCAGCCGGGTATGGTGGCGTCTCGGTCAATCACGGTGGCCCGAGCAAACCTGACATGATGCGCGTCGTTCTGCGTCGCAATGCGGTCGCTGGTGGCGCTGGCAGTGTCGATGCAAGCTATGCAACCGGCGACGAGGTCGAACTCGCGGATTCTATTCTTGGCAGCAATCACGTTACGACGACGTGGTCGAATGCAACCGCGCTCGGATATGGGCAGGTGATCGCGCCGCCTAACATCGCATTTAAAACGCCAGCCGGCGTCAGCACTGCAAACTCCAACATCAGCACAACGTGCTGGGGTCTAGTCTTTTACGCTTACTGGTTCTGAGGACCGACAATGAGCAAGGCACGGGTAAACAAGGACAAGCTGAACGAGCTTGTCGCGCTCGACAACATCGCCTCCGGTGTCTGGGTTGAGGCGCCAAGTATCTTCCGCCTGCGTCTTGTCGGCACCGGGACGATCACCATCGACAGCCGTGACCGGCTCAACGTGGTGACGACCGCCGTCGAAACCTACGTCATCAGCGGCGCGACCAATCAAATCGAATACCCGTACCTGGGAGACGCAGCCGTAGACATGCGCGCCACGTTCCCCTCGACGGTCACTGTGGAGGTTCTGGCATGAGCACCGGCTATCCCGTAAACCTGACGACCCTGATCAGCGGGGAAAACCAGTCGCTCGGCGTACTGGAGACTTCGTCGCCCGGTACCTATGTCACCGCAGTCGGAGCAACAAGCGCAGCCGATATCGCTATCGGTAGCCCTGGCGCGGCGGGAGATAAACTGTTTGCTGTAGCTGTTTTCAACGGCAGTGCTCAACCGTTTACGGCGTTCTCAATCAAGGACGGATCAACAACCTTGACGGGGCTTACGAATTCAACGTTGACGACGTTGGCGGCTGGAGCAAACGCTATCTATACCATGCCCGGCGGGTGCCTTGAGTCCAAAAACGGCGGGTGGAAAATCAACATCACTTGCACTGGAACGATGGCAAACATTGCCATCGTCGCGGTGGGGGCGTTTACCTGATGGCGACTTTTTATATTGACCCCACTTATCCGGTGAACGGAACGGGCACTTCGTCTGATCCGTTCAATGTCTGGCCTTCGATTGCCAGTTCAAACGTCTACCTTCAAAAGCGTGGCACCACGGCCAACACGCAAAGCGCTGCCGTAACTGCGTTTGGCCGATCAAACGTGACGATTGGCGCATACGGCACCGGGCCGAATCCGGTCATCAACGCGGGCACTGCCATTGGGCTTCAGTGCTCTAACTCAAGCAATTTGACGATTGAGGGCGTGGATTTCGTTTCGACGGGCAGTTACGGCGTCATCTGGGTCGGCGGCAACGGAATTTCGATCACCGATTCGACAATCGTCGGTGCGCGTTGCGGTCTCAGTATTACCAGCAGCAGCACTAGCGGTGTTGCTGGCGTCACGCTGACTCGGGTAACTGCGCGGCACACCGTTGTTGCCAACGAGCAAAGCGGGCTGTTTATGGCCGCTGCGCACGCTACTTACAACCTTACCAACATCAAAATTATCGACTGCACGTTTTCCAACAATGC